AACTGGTATCGCCTAAGACAATCAATCTTTCTTTCATACTAGGAATCGGTAAAGCATAGACTTCATTTAAACCTTCAAACCTTTTGCCTTCTTTATCCAATGAATCGACTCGTCTATGTAATTCTTGAGCATCATCTTCCGCACTCAAATAAACTGCACTTCCAGAACTTACAATCGGATTACCTAACCAAGAACCAGAACCATGAGCAACTTTCAAACATAAATCCAATGCCAACATGGATTTACCTATACCACCAATACTTGCCATGATTCCTGGTTTGCCAAGCTCAATAAAATTTTCTACCAACCATTCTCTTTTTGGTATTTCGCCTTTGAGAAACTTGATATTGAATTGTTTTAAAGGCAAACCACGATCTAAGATTTCATTTCTAACTGCATCTAAACCTTGCTCTTGGTGTAAGTCGTTGAAGTCGCCAACAATAGAAGGCAATCTGACAACTGTGTTATTGATTGCTGAGGTAATTTCTTCTGCTTTTTTTTGTCCAACTTGATTGCTGTCATTATCAAAGCAAATAATAAACCTAGCTTTAGTTAGCTTTCTTAAATTAGTAAGAGCAGTAAGACCAAAGTTCGCTGAGAACACACAACAAACCGCAAGGTTCGTTGCTTCGAATACTGAATATGCGGTTGCTAGTCCTTCAACGATTAAGACTTGATCTAAGTCTTGCCACTCTGACCAACTAAAACCAACGATATGAACACTACCTTTGACTTCACTTGCACTAACAAATCTTTTCTCGCCCTTCTTATCTATGTATTGCAACGACCTAATCTCAGGCTTGACATTAGTTGTAGAATATAAGGGAACAACAAGGGAATCTCTTATTGTTTTTAACCCATAATTTTTAATTTTTTTCTTCGTGAGGTAATCGTGATTCACACAATCTATGGCACTTTTAAATCTTTCTTGGCAATCTTTAGCTACTTCGTCTTGCCTTATTTTTCTTTCTTTTTTCTGCCTTTCTATGTTGTCTTGAACAATGGCTTTTAATTCGTTTTGCTCTTTTAAAGAAAGTTTATTTATATCGGTGTTTGACCATTTCTTTTGCTCGCCTGTACGCCAGTTGCCATAAGTAATATTGATGTAATTGTTATTCTCGTTATAGACATACCAACCAGACTTTTCATTACTCTTATCAGGCCTTGTAGTCGCACTTGCTTTGACCATACATCTGATAACTTCTCCAGACGTATCTATAAAACTAACTGCCAAACCATCATCATTCATTTGGTTGATAGCATCAGAAATATCCTTACCACTTCCAAAATGTAATTCTTTGTCTAATACTAAACCATCACTACCAAAAAAACTTGTCAAATTCATTTTAAAACCACTACCATACTGTCGTGCATACCTGCTTTGTTTGTTACTTTTTTTCCAAAAGTGTTAAAACCTATAAACTTTACCCTGCCTTTTAAAAATCTTATTTCTTTTGCGTTTGGTAGAATAAAATCGTGAAATAAGATAGTGCTTGTGCTAACAGGCAGTAATAAAACACAAAGTTTTCCTTTTTTTGATTCTTCTATTGCCTTTTTGACAAACGCTTCTTTTAATTTTCTACTATATGGAGGATTTACAAAATTTCTTTTTCCCCAATCTATTAACAAACCATCCTTTTCTTTTGTGATTTCTCCAAAATTAATTGGGCAAGGATCAAAATCAAAATTGAATTCATCATTTAATTTTTCATATAGATCTTTCGGTGTTTCCCAATTATCACTATGTTTTAAATTTCTGTTTTTGATTTGATTCCCTCGTCTGCTAACTCGGATTCAAAATCCAAGTAATTTAAAATTATTGTATTGAAAAAAGAATCTCTTTGTTCGTTAGACCATTTGTGTAACTCAAAGCTACCAGTCTGTTTTGCAATCTCTAAATATTTATCCTTGCTTTGTTTCCTTGCGTATGCAATTCCATCTTTATTTGTATAAGATTTTCTAGCAAGTTTTTCTCCTTTTTCAATTCTCTCCTTTATTCTCTCTAAATGCTCCATTGAGCAACTACCATAATAAACATCATTATGTTTGTAAAGAAACCCTCGTGCAGGTCTGTTACAGACCTTGCACAAGCTAGTTTTTTTCATCTAAAAAGGGATTTCTTCGCTGTCTAAAGGATCAACCTCTACTGGCTTTGGTTCAGCTATATCTTCTTTTGGAAGAATAGATTTGCTTTGCTCTGCCTTACCAAAACCCTTGCCATATTGACTATCAATTTCTGGATAACCATTGTCATTAATTTTCACCATAGCAGTAAAATTAATTCCTTTAAGTTCCTCAGTATTTTTTAGAGCAGTCAAGCCACAAGCACTAGCTAAAGCTGATAACTCAGTTCTGCCAATCTCTACCGATTTAGGAGAGTTTGGATTAGCAACTGTGAATAAACCAGACACCAATCTGCCACCGAACTTTTCACATTGAATAGAAAATGTCATTCTAATTCCTACCCAACCGCTATCATTACGCATTTCTTGTTCATCGACATAGTGCATGGTATATCTACCAGGATTTATCGGTTCATCTTCTTGACCTACTTCTAAGCCACCATATTGTTCAAGATCCATTTCTTACCTCTTTATTATTTTTAGTTAAACAAACTGTGCATAAGAACAAGCCATTAGCTTTGTAAATAGCTTCTGACTCACACTCATCACAATAAATTATTTCTTCTTCCATTACTTCAACATCTCCGCACGAACAGTTTCCCAATCAAAAGGTAATGATTCAGGAAGCGCATATCTGTTTTTAGCCAAGTAAGCTGGCTTTTCTACTGTATATACTACTCTATCTCCTGCGACAGCTTTTGTCGTCATAGTACCACCCTTACCTTTGACTTGAACTGTACCAAGTTTAAAGTTTGCAAAGAAACAGCAATCGCTGTGTTCAAGAATTAAGTCTGCTGCTTTTCTGTGTAGCTTTAATTCATGGCGATCATAGGCTTCTATCTCTGGCGATTCAAAACGCTTAATCTGATTGTGTGCTATTTGCATAATCGTATAGCCTTTTTCACGAAGCTCATTTAACAAGTTAAGATAAATGCGCCAATATTTGAGCGCTTCTACGTAACCTTTCCCATAGCCTACAGACTCGATGCTCTTGAAATTATTATCTTGGCAAGCCTTATCCCAAATCAAAGGCTCTAACCAATCCAAACTATCTACCACAAGCGTTTTATAGTCATTTTCGTTATCAATTAACGACTGTAAGTTTTTAAGCACATCTTCAAAACTTTCAGACAATGGAAAATGGTCGGCTTCAATCTTACCCATACCATCTTCGGTAAGTACAAATATTGGTTTATTCATACTCGCTGCAAAAAAAGTTTTACCGATACCAGCACCACCATAGAGAACTATTCTTGGCGGTTTCTGTTTTGCTTTCTTTCTAATATTAGCTAGACTCATCTTTTATCTCCTTCGTTTCAATGATAGTTGCACTTTCCATGCCTTCTAAAGAATCTTTCAATTCATTTATTAAGCGTTGTTTATGATCTTGCGCAACCGCTAGTTTATTACTAAGTTCTTGAACATCTGGTTCAATGAACTTAACCATGTTTAAAAGAGCCATTTGGTCTTTGGATAAATCCGCTTCCAAATAGTCCTTGCCATCTATTGTCAAAGTTGGACTTTGTACTTCTTCAACCATATTTTTCTCCATTAGATTTATAGGTTTCACATACTCTTTTAGCTGGACAAAATCTACATTGTTCGCCAAAAGTGTAATTCGGTTTATCTGCTTCGCAATTATCCAAAGCATTTTTTAATTCTGAAAAACCCCAATCTACCAAGTATTCGGCAGTAGTTTCCCACGAACGAACGCTTTGTTTAGATCTCGGTTGCACTATCGTCATTATCACTTTCATATCCTCATTACCATAACGAGCTAATGCGCCTAGTGCATAAATAGACATTTGTAAATTATTCTCAGGACTGACAGGCCATGTACCTGTCTTTAAATCAACTACTTCGATTACTTCTTTATTAAAGATAATCGCATCACTTGTACCCCAACACTCAGGATTTATTTCTTCAATGCTTACTTGTTCTTCAATCAAAGGCTTGGCATTTAATTCTTTCGACCTTGATTCAATATAATCCACATACTCCTTTGCACAATCAATCATATCTTGGTCGGCAATAATCTCTACATCTTCTACAGTTTCGCTTTTACCTAACCAATAATCTTCTAGGGTGATGCCTTCTAAATGTCCTTTCATAAGCATTTCTGCCATGTTATGAATGAAAGTACCAACGAGCGCAGGTCTGCCAACAGGTTCTCTTTCAACACCTTCGGAAAGTTTTATTGAACCAGGACACGCAAACCAACGCTCTGCGCTTGAGGGAGAATACTTAGCGTGCTTAGAAGGCATACTATCTTTTATAAATTCTTTAGTCGTTTCTGCTAACAAAATTACTTTTCTCCATTTTCTCCACATCTTCAAGATCGTATAAGACCTTGCCAGATATTTTGTAGTAAGGGCAACCAACACCAGCTAGACGTTGATTGGCTAATGTTCGTGGACTCCTTTTCCAACGATTAGCTAGTTCTTTAGCCGTAATAAATTTCTTATCGTCATTCATAGTATTTTCTTGTTTGTTAAATTTTCCTTCCAAGTGATATAATTAAAACATAAATTATATGAAAGAGCAAAGAATGTGTTTTCGTGACCAACTAAAGATGGATGGTTTGTCCACTTCATTAGAGGACTCTCCTTGCATAAGTATTTGCTCTACAACTTATGGACTTAAAGATTCTTGTATCTGTGGTCGCAATCTCAAACAAATTAGTTCTTGGAACTCTTACGATACTGTTACTAAGAAAAAAATTGTTATGGCTGCTATTAAAGACAAAGAATCTTTTCCTAGACAGAAACTTACTTTTTTGGCTGACGATCATAATATTTCGTTTGAAAAGGCTAAACAAATTTTTGTCATTGATAAGTTGTAGGTAAATCAATTCCTGAGAGAATTTCATCACCGATTTTCTCTATGTTTTCCTTACTCGTTTTGTCTTCAATATGCTGATAACGCTTCATCATACTAAGCGATTGATGGCCCATAAGCTCACCAGTTTGTAAAAAATCTACACTTGCGCTATTTGCAAGTGTACCGAAACTATGCCTTAGATCATGAAGTCTAATTTTGTCTATGTTTGAGCATGAATTTGGCGAAGATTCCTTACAAGCTAATTTTACGCTGTTCCAGAGCCTTTTAGGGTTTTTGATACCAAGTATCGTTTTTTTCTTTTTCTCGCCTTGTAGAGCCTGTATGACGCTCCGACTTTGAGAATTCAACCAAATTTTTCTGGTTTTGCCATCTTTATCGGTTTTATGTTCTTTTAACTCAATATAATCGCCATGCCAGTCATCCCATGTAGCACGAGCTAACTCCCCCTTTCTAGCGCCAGTAAAAATAAGTAAAAGAATAAAACTGACTGAGTGCAACAAAGAGTTATCTTCGTCTAATCTTCTAAATAATTCTTTAAAGATATTGAGCTTTTCTTCTGGTGTGTAATGTCTAGTTCGTTTTACCTCTGCGTGCTTCTTGATTCTACTAGCTGGATTGGTTTCCAAGTATTCGTAATCAATCGCAATCTCAAAGACAGTCTTTAAAATAGTCAGACAACGATTGGCAGTATATTTAGATCTTAAACTGAGTTCGTCAAACCAAGACTTAACATCTCCTCTGCTAATTGTATCTATTGGTAAATGACCAAAGCCAGGCTTTATGTCTTTCTCGTACAAGCGCACATACTCTTGAATGGTCTTTCTGTTATTCATTTCCAACTGTTGTTGATATTTAGCAAAGACATAATCTGTCGTTGGTGTCTGCTTGTCATTCTTAGCCAAAGGATCAAAGCTAGTATCAAGCAACATCTTGGCTTGTAGTTCACTTGCAATCTTGCGTACTGTTTGTATTGGCATACCGCCATGACCAATCTTCATGTTTCTGCGTTTGCCATTGATAGTATATTTAAGATAGTAGCTGATTTGTTTCTGACCTTTGCTATTAGTCCAGGCTACTTGTTTGATGCTTTGGTTAAGTTTGTCTGAGGTTATCTTTTTCATACTACACCAAGTAAATCTCTAAGTTCCAAACGAAGGCAAGGATAATGCCAAGCAATAATAAAATGATTAAGTCTTTAGGTTCTCTCATTGTTCTCTTGTAATTTTCTGTTTCTGTAATCATTTAAGATGATTACTCCTCTTTCTCTCAGAGCTTGTTCTTTTATGATTCTATCTATTAACTCTTTTGCTTTTATTGCTTTGCGCTCTTTTATTCGATCTATTATATTTTTTTTTCTCATTGTTTCTCCTGTTTAGTAAAAGAATATTAAACAATGTAAAGTGATAAAGCAAGTAGTTTAGTGATTATTAGTTAGATAATGACTTGATTGCGTTGAAAAGTGAATCTCGACTGTTGTTATCTTTCATATCTTGGTCTTGAACAGTATAGCTTGCAACTTGCGTAGTATGTTTGACAGGAAGAAAAACGATAGAGTTGTAAGGTTGTGCGTAAAGCGCGTAGATGTCTATTTGACCATCCTTGTAGGATCTTTCTTTAGTATGTGAGCCACGCCTTAAATCAAACTTCCAATAGTTATGTCCTTTGGTTTTTTTGGATTTCGTTTTAACTTGACACTTGTACAAAGTGTCGTCTATTTCAAATACTATGTCAGCGTGTGAGCCATGAGGAAGAACACAAACTGTATCAGATTCAAGCGAGAGGATGCTGGCTGTATAGTATTCACCATGCCTTCCCAACTTTTCTCTGGCTCTGGACATTTTATTCTGTCATTGATTGTTCTACTACAGGTACTAATGGTTGTGCTGCTATTGCGCTAACAGGTACGTCTGGAAGTTTAGGCAACGAATCTAAAAATCTTCTTAAAAACTCTGCTTTTTTATCCCTGCCTAATTTACCAGCTTGTTCTAATGCTTTTTTGTTAAATGGTCTAGCTAAAAATCCATTTAATAATCTTAAAATACCAAAGCCAGCTAATGCGCCAAAACCGCCACCAACATTTATTCCTGTTGTACCAATTAAAGCAGTAGGGCCTAAAGATTGTGCAGATCTTAAAATTCCAGACCTTAATATAAAAGTATTAACATCAGGCAATGCTTCTGGAAACTCTTTAAGAATGTCTAAAAATTTAAATAATTTATCTGCATCTGTGTATTTATAAGTTTTTAACAACTCTTGAGTTGCAGCAAAATTATTGCTTTTAACATTATCAAAACCTAAATCTTTGTATAACTTATTAAAATCTTTTTTATCTCCTCTTAAATTTTTAGTAAATAAATCATCTAAATAATTTCCAGCAAGTTCATCAATTCTTTTATTGCCAATTAATTTTCTTAAATCTCTAACTGCTTCTGGACTTTTTACATCGCCAAATGTTTTAGAGTATAAATCTTCGAGTCTTTGTGATGGCGCTCTGCCAACACCAGGTCTTAAAGCACCTGTAGTTAAAGTTTTTTGAAATTGTTTGCCAGTCGGCCCTTCAACTACTGCCATGTACTCTTTAAATAATCTATCCCCAGCAGACATAAGTCTGCCATAAGAAGTTTTTGGATTTCTTAACTGTGATTTTAATTCTTTTTGTAGAGCTGTTACTGTTCGATACGCAGTATTATTTGGAAATTGTCCTTTTGCAGGATCATATTTTTTAGACAAATCTTTCAATCTAAAATCCAAAGCCTGTATATCATCAAAGTTCATACTTGGTTTAATTATGTCTGCTCCCCTTCTTCTTGCAGTTCCAATTAAAGCATCTTGTCCATATAAATTTATATCCAACATTAAATCTTGAACATCCTTTGGCATTTTTTCAAAAACACTTTTAGGCATATTTCTTAAAGCTACAACTCGCAAAGCATTTAAATTTAAAAAATCACCTTGTTTTTTCATTTCTTGTTCTGCTTTTTTATAAACAGCTTTGTAAGTAGCACGCCAATTATTAAAAGATTGCAAACCAAACTCTTTTATCATTTCCGATCTTTCAGTTTCAGTTAAAGGTTTAATTCTTGCTAATGGAGAAATTCTTGCATTTAACGCATTATCAACTGCTTCAAAAGTTTTTGCTAATTGTTGCTGTCCAGGTGCGCCAGCTAAAGGCATCCTACTTGATAAATTGTAAATACCTCTAACAAAAGGAGATGTGCTTGCTTGTCCAAACGACAGTTCTACCCCTTCTTTCGCTAATGTTTCTGCTTTTTTTGCAGCTTCATCGGTTAAACCTAATGCTTTTTCTAATACACCTATTTGTGTCTGTGAATCTGGTACTTTTTTTGCAACTTCTTCAATAGCTTCTTTACCACCTTTAAATGCTTTTTTTATTGCTGGAGCTAGCGCTTTACCAGCTACAGGAATTGTTGTTGTTAAAACTGCATCTATTGCACCAGTTGTTAAAGCATCTTGGGTTCTTTCTTGCAAAGAAGGTTTTGGCATGTCTGGAGCTAATAAATCACCAAGAAAATCAGCACCAAATGATGCTGCACTTGATCCTGCAAACGCTCCTGCACCTGCACCTGCAATAACACCTGGTGGCCCACCGGGAATTCCTAAGAAACCACCACCTATTGCACCAGCAGTACCACCAATAACTTCTAAAGCTACTTCAGCTATTTTTGGTAATCTTCCAGGATAGTCTTTTGCATCTATTAACCCTAACTCAATTCCTATATTTCTTGTTTTAGAATAATATTGTTTTGAGTCAATTTTGCCTTCTTGCAATAACTTATATCCATCAGATTTAATTTTGTTAAAAACCTGTTGTTTGTTTTCTATATTTTTTAAATCTTTGTAAGTTGTTGCCATTACTCTAAATAAAGATTGCTAAAATCAACTGAACTTGGATTAGAGTCTGGCTCTAAAATGTTTTTTGATTTGCCTTTTAAACCTAATGTTGCTGCTTGTAATTTTTTAAGCAAAACTTTTGATTTGAATAATTCTTCTCTATATTTTTCTTTATCTGAATCGCTAAGATTAGGACTTTTAATTCCATCTTCTAAATTTTTAATTCTTGATTCTGTTTGAATTTTAAAATTAGAATATTTTTGAAAAGCATCAGCTTCAGAAGTTGCTGAACTTTCTGGAATATTTTTTTTAATTTCTGTTAAAAGCAAATTACTTGGTCTGCCAGTATAATCATTAGCTAAAGTTGCCAAAATTTCTAAATTTAAATTATCTCTATCTCTAATTGCTGCTGCTGTTTCTGGAGCTAAATCTGTTCCAAGCAAAAATCTTGAAGGCACATTTAAAAATGTTTCTTGGAAAGCATCAGCAGGCGAAAACGCTTGATCTAAATTTGCATAATCATCTTGAAAATTAGTATCTTTTGTAAAAGACTCAACAGACTCATCTGTTTTTTCAATGATTTGTTGTCCTGATAAATCTTTCGTAGTAAATTTTGCAATATCTCCCAAAGAAGCGCCAGCAAGATACAAAGCATATTCTTGAGGATTCAGATATTGTTTTAAAGTTTCTTGTGTTTGAATTTGTTGTTGTCTTTGTCTTTCTGCTTCTGCTTCTTGTTGTGCAATTTGCCTTCTTCCAATAGATCGACCAAGAATATCTCTGCCACCAAAAGCATCACTTAATATAAATAACATTTCAGCTATGCCTTTGCTACGAGCATCTGCTCTGTCTTTATTATATTGAGTTAATTCTGGCGCTGTTAAAAGTTTTAATTCTTCTTCGCTTTTTGTGTCAAAACCGCCTAATCTAGCCATGCTGTTAAAAGCTCTAGGTTTTCTAGTAGATTCTAATAAGCCAGATAAAGATTCATCAGCAACTATATTTCCACTATTGTTTTTACCTACAGCCATAATTAATTCTATTTAAAAGCTCCCCCACCAGCAGCAGCTCCAAACATGGCTGCACCAGTAGCTAAAATATCACCCAAGCCAGTTTCTTTCTGATCTCTTTGTCCGATGACCGCAGGAGATATACCACCTGCTGCGGTGCTTAATAAACCTAATTGATAAGCAGGGAATCCAAGTTCTCTTTCAAACTCAGCTCGTTGTGCTTGTAATCTAGCTTGTTCTAATGCTTGTTGTTGTCCACCGATACCAGATAATAAACCAAGCGTACGATATTGTTCGCCTAACTCACCGCCTAATAAACCAGCTTGTTGTTGCCTGGCTCTTAATTCTAATTCTGCCTGACCAAGCGCTGCTTGTTGCCTACGAGCTGCATCAGCTTCAGCCATGCCTAACGCTTGACCAAACCCTGCTGAACGTAAGCCAGCGATTGTTTGTGCTGCTTCTTCAGCAAATGGTCTAGTCGCTTCTGCTTCTAAAATAGCAGAACGACTGCCACCAAACGCACCAGCTCTTATTGCTCTGGATTGCGCTCTTTGTTGTTCTATGTCTTGTCGTCTTTGAATATCTGCTAATGCAGGCTCTAAAACTTGTTCTGTGTAAGGATCTTGATAGCGAGCTATGTCGGTATCTAGTAAAGATGCAGCTTGCACAGTAGGTGCGCCTTGTCTTGCTAAACCAGCTAAAGCACTTCTAGGATCAAGAGCCATAGCTTGACCGAATAATCCTCTAGTTGCTTGCATAGCTTGTGCTTGGTCTGGTGTTAAACCAGCAACCATTTCACCTGTGTATGGCTGAAAAGGTATATCAGCAGCTTCTAATCCTCGCCTAGATGCTTCTGTATAAAGATCTTGTAAATACTCAGGTACTTCTGCTGTTTGTGTTGTTGCGCCTTTACTCATAATTCTTTTCTAATCATATACTCTCGTTCAAAACCGAGATGTTCAATCTTACGAAGCCAACCTTTACGACCACCACCATATAATCTTTTTATACCAATGGCTTTAGCAAAAGTTTCAATAGAAGCTAAGATTGCTTCTAGTTCTTCGTATTTGCCACCACAAAATAATAAATTCATTACTTTGTGCTGTGGATAAGTAACAATCTCAGTTATAAAGGCTGATTCCTTACCTGGCCACAGATGGAAAAATCCATGTCTTATTTTATCTTCTATGTCGTCTATTGTATAGGAATCTTGATGTTTTAAAGCAGGCTCAATAAATTGCTTGCAATAATCCCATTGTAGTTCCCAATCTTCTTTTTTAATCACCCTTTGCATATTCAATAATACTAATAACCAAATGTATATTTGCATGATTAACTTGTGCTTTGACAATTTCACCTTGCGTTAAAATAAGACCTGCATTAGTTATTAATTCTTCTGTAGCATGTGCAGATATATTATGTTGTTTAAATATAAAAAACTCGTTAGAGCTGGTATCAGTTATTGATATGTCTAAATTGGTTTGTTGGTTGCCATGATCGCAAGCAAATATGCTTTCTATTACAGCAAAATCAAAATCATCACCGCTTGGCGCAGTATAAATAGTTTGCTGAGTAGTTGCTGAAAAAGCATGTTTTGCGCTTACTGCTCTTTGGATATATTGTGCCTTAGATTCAAAATCCATTATCTACGACCTCTGGATTGTACATCCAATCTAATCTTGCCAACTTGGAAGTCTTGGGTAACATCGCCTTCTATTTTCATCTGAACTTGTCTAGCAGAAAATCTAGCATCGGTATAACCATCAGCGTTGAAAGAAAAACTACCAAAGTCTGTTTCTGCACCTAATGGTGTAAAACGACCAGTAAAACTTAAAGTTATTGCTGGCAAACTTGTAGTTTCTTCATCAGGCAAGATTTGATTTACTTGTGCTACTTTGTCGCCATTACCTATTTCCAACGGGCCTGTTTGACAAAAAGGTTTTCTTGTTCCCAATCCTGGTGAATTAAATAAAGCTCTTTTATCGTGTTCATAAACAAAACCACCAGAATCGCAAGCGATTGGATTATCAAAGACACCTTGATCTATCCAAGCACCTCTATCGAGTTCGCCAATAGACCAGACATTATCTAAATAGTTCCAAATAATATATTTGTTTGGCGATAGTTGGTCTGTACCACCCACAGGAAAAAACCACCAAATCTCATTGTAATCAATGTTATGTGCGCCAAAGGTAGCTTGTTTTGTTCTTTGTTGTAAGTTGTCAAAGATAAAATCATGCACATCTGATTTAAGTTCTCTAACTCTGCCATCGTAGGTAAAGAAAGAGTTTTCACTTATCCACGATAAAAAGCTACCAGACGATATGATTGATCTTGGACTGATTGCCTTACAATTTACCCCAGCATCTTGTATGCCATAAACAAAAGGACTACCAGCGTAGTACATCTTGTTTATACCAACATCGGTAAAAATAATAATATCGTTACCATACTTAACTGCGTAATTAGCTTGACCACCAGTAGGTATTTGTAAATCGCCTGCTGTATTTCTAGCTGTTGATGTCCAAGTAGTATTATCTTCTCTATCAGACCAGGCTATCTTACGAGGATCACCGCCAGAACCGATTGCTACTAAATGTCTTTCATTAGTAACAATAACTGCTTGACAGCCAGTCGGTGCATTGGTTACTGCCGTAGCTATAGTATCTGGACTACCGCCACCAGCATCAGGTCGCCATTGATATATCTTGCCATCGCCTGCAAAACAAAAAATTAAATGTTCTCCCCAGTTATCAAAAGAAAAACTTTTGGTATCAAATTGTATGCCTGATTGACTTCTCGCATCTCCCCAATCTTCTACACCATAGTGATATGCACCATAACCAGTTGAAGTAATAACATCGTCACCAACAAAACCAGAAGGTGTAATGTCATACCAAGTGTCATTATAAAAAACATTTACGCCAGCTCTAGTGCCAATAGCTAAGACTTCTTCACCATCATTGGTTTTATAAGAATACATACCTATTGGAACTGCTGGTTGAATAACTCTTGAAGCAGATGAAGTTGCAGCAGATGTACCAGTACCAGATGTAGCGACAGTAAATGTCGTGGTAGAAGGCACAGTTGCTACTGTAAAAGTTGTATTGATTTGATTAGCAGTAATACCACCTGTAGCTGCAAAATCTTCTAAGACAACTGTATTGCCAACAACTAAATTATGCACAGCAGTTGTAGTTACAGTTATGTTTGCACTTGATGAAGCAGTTGTAACTGTACCACTTAGAAAAGTACCAACTGGATTTTGTCTAAAGTATGTCCAACCGCCTAAAGGTTTTAGATAACCATTTTCAAAACGAACTAAATCGCCATCGACAAAACGACCTTTATTAGCATAGTCTGTGCCATTTTTTATTATTCCTGCTGGGGGTGTTATTTGTACTAACGCCATGACTTATCCTAAAGTTAAGCCGTTCTTTTCCACATATAAACGACTATGTAAGGTTGAATTGTACTTACTGTAATACTTGGGTTTGTAGTTGGATTTGCGGTGTAGAAATCACTTGTATCTGGATCGCCAGAGAAATCACTCGCTGCTCCAGAAGAATTAAAACTACCGCTTGTAAAACTTGAAGAAAAATCTATACCAGAACTAGCACCAGATCTAGTTCCATCGTACCATTGATGCACATGATTAGGTAAAGTTGTTGAAGCAGTTTTGCCACCGCCTGTTTCTTCAGCAGTATCAAAATCTGTATCAGAAGAATCTATACCTACAGGTACTTTACCAGCACCAAAAGCTACCCATGTACCAAAACCCAATAAAGTTCCAGGATTGGTACTTACCGCAGCATTTATATAAATTGATCCTACTGGATATATTTTTTCAAAAATATTTGTGCCATTAAGCTGAAATTGTCCGCCTGTAGTATTGATATGTGATGAAGCAGTTACAGTAGTTGCTGCAACTGTACTAGCAGAATTTGCGCCAATCGCTGTGCCGTCTATTGCACCACCATTAATATCTACAGTAGTTAAAGTAGAAGTGCCAGCACAAGTAATGCTGTTTAATGTTGCTAAACCAGAACTGTTTAATGTAGTAAAACTTCCTGGCGCTGCTGTACTCCCACCAATCGTGGTGTTGTCAATCGCTCCACCTTCGCAATCAATCGTGCCATCTATGTCTAATGTACCAGCTACTTTTAAAGTTTTGCCAGAGCCTACGTTAAGACCTACTGACGTACCATTACCAGCACCATTGAAAATACCATCGACAGTATCAAGATTTGTATTGATCTTACCACCCCAAGTATTCGTGCTTGCGCCTACTTCTGGTTTTACTAATGATAAATTGGTCGTATTTGTATCTGCCATAATTAGAAATTATATATTATTTTAGCCACCGATTGTTTTTGTTTGTACTACAGGATTTACTAATTCATTAATCTGAGCATCTAGACCATCTTTTTTAGCTTGGACTTCAGTTGCACCCATAGCTGTTTCAACCCAACCTTGTACGTCACTTGCAGATAAATCTGCAAAAGCTGTAAAGTCTGATAAGTCTGAAGTGTCTAAAGACTGTGTGCCGTATGCTGTAGCAGTAGCAGGTATGTTACTACCATCAATGTCTTGCACAGTATTAACATCGTCAGTTGCAGTTAATCGCCAATGTACATTAAAGACAGTATCAGTATTACTATCTATAGTTTTGGTATCTACAGTTTTGCAATCCCATGTGTAATTAATTGCCATTTTTTACCTTGTTAATTTGTGTTTGTAAATCTTCTATCATAGTTTGTTGTTCTTGAATAGCTTTAACCAAAATTGGAATTAAACCAACTTGGTTTACTCCTTTAGCATCATCTAGTGAAGCACCTTTATAATGACTAACCAATTCCTCTAAACCAGCTTCTTCTATTTCTTGAGCAATAAAACCTGTTTGATTTTTTTCGCCTTCTCCTTCTATCCAATCAAATCTTCTTGGTTTGATTTTTAATATGTCATCTAAACCTTTATCTAAATTAACAATATTTTCTTTTAATCTTTGATCAGATAAATTAGTTAAACCAACTCTATAAAATACTTGACCTGTAAAATTTACATAAAAATTTAGACCACTACCATCATGCACCATATAGGTAGAAGAACCTGTGCCTGAATTTGTGCTTGTGACGTTATGTAAATTACTACCTGTTATTTGGAATCCAGTAGATGCTTGATTATCAGCTGTTTTTCCTATTAAAACGCCACCAGCAGAATCAATTCTCATTCTTTCTGCTGCAGCAGCACTTGCTGTATTATCCGCAGTAAAGAAAAGAATCTGACCATCAGTTCCATTTGCGTTATCATTGTGTATTGCTTGTATCTTTGCTACAACAGTATTGTCTGTTCTTCCAACAAAATTAATATCAGATATTGTCGCACTTGCCGAAGGGGAGTTATTTTTTGTAGTTGGTGTAAGTGTAAGATTACCTGCAAGTTCTAATTTCTCATTAGGACTTGTAGTGCCAATACCAACTCGTTCTGAACTATCAATCGTAATAGCAGTAGCATCAGCATTATCGTCTATACCTTGAGAAGTAAAAGCACCGCCTACAGTTAGATCAGAAGGTGTAGTTAATGCACCACTTAACTTAGCAGAAGTTACTGTGTTATCAGCAAGGGTAGTTGCTAAAGCAACATTACCTGTGCCATCAAAAGAAACTGCATTAGCAGTAACATTACCAGTCAAAGAAAAGTTTCTGCCTGTAGCTAAAGCAGTTGCTGTTGCAGCATTGCCTGATGTATTTTGATTACCTGCACTATTTACTCCAGGAAGATCTATATTTGCTGTACCATCAAAAGATACCCCACCAATCGTTCTGGCAGTTTGTAAAGCTGTAGCGGTAGCTGCGTTGCCTGTAGTGCTTTGATTTAAAGTACCAACAGTTGCAGTTAAAGTAGCACTAGCCAAATTGGTTAAAGTAGCATTTCCAGAAAGATCGCCACCTAATGTTATGACTGGCGATTTGTTAATTACAACAGCAGATGCTATATCTCCACCATCAATATTTAATGAAACTGGCGTTCCTGTTGCGCTAAATATTGCATCAATCGTATCTAAATCAGTATTTAAAGAAATACCCCAAGTATCTTCGGCTGCGCCTGGCTCTGGTTTTATAAGTGATAAGTTTGTTGTTGTTGTGTCTGCCATATTACGCTACTTCTTGTTCGTCTAAATCTGTCCAGGTAGTTGTCGGATTTGTTTGGTTTGTCCAAGTATCACTTGCTACAGTTTGTTCTGTCCAAGTATCTGCTGCAACTATTTGGTCTGTCCATTTTAACCCACCAATAGAACTAAAACTAGAGATTGCTGCAAGCGTAGCAGTACCATGATCTATTTGTGTACCGACTGAAGTAAAGCCAGAAGTTGCTGCGATAGTTTGTGAAGCAGCAATAACTAAACGACCAGCAGAACTGAAGGCAGAAACGCCAGCCATAGTTACTTTACCAGCGTCAATTTGTGTACCTACAGAACTAAAACCAGATACAGCTTGAATCGTTGCTGTACCTAAATCTATCTGTGTACCTACTGAACTAAAACCACTTGTACCTGCAATAGTACCTGCACCAAGTTTGATGATAACGCCAGACGCACTAACACCGCTAACGCCAGCTATTGTGGCTTCAGCTTGATGTGCTAAGTCGTTATATTTGGATCTACTGTAGTAACCCTGATTATAGCCGATACTGGCCATGATGTTACGCCAGCGTTATATCAAGATCTCCAGCATTGAATCTAAAAACATCACCACTACTTACGACCTTTGAGGAATCTAAAGTAGAGTAAGCTAATAAATTACCGCCTGAAGAAGCATCTAAAATACCAACAGCAACCACAGTTCCATAGTTGGCTGTAGCTGTAGGATATTCAATAGCTGCTGAATTTGTTGCAGTTGTAGGGTTTGTACCAGAAACAGTAAAAGCTGCTGTTTGTCTAGCGTAAGCTCCGCCAGAAACTTCTGTACCACCACCAGTATCAGATGGTGCTACTGTATATAAAGCTGCATATAAAGTAGTTGGTGCTGTGTAAGCATTACCACCAAATACATGGTCTAAAACTTTATCTTCTAAATAATCACTAAATCCTGACATATCTTACCTCAACTCTTAAAATGATAAGTTGTTTTGTGTGCTTTGCCATAAGTTCTTCTTCTTGGTATTAAAGAGCCTTTGCCAAATTCAGCACGTTCTTGTTCCATTCTCATTTCCTCTAGTGCTTTTTCAAACAACTGAGAAAACATATTTACACGTTCATCTTCCATTAAGTAGATCGAAGCGTGTTTTAGACAACCATATAAATAAACATCTGGGTGTCCAGTCGATACAAAGTTGGTAGTGTTTGTGCTACTCAACGCTGCTATCGAAGCATAATAAGTTAATTGTAATGTATAACTTGTGTCAGGTGTAGGTGCTAACTCTAAAGTTTTATCAACAATAGAGAAAAAAACTGGTTGTCCAGAAGTATTGTCGTTAGCTTTTCTATAAACATCTAAAGATTCTATGGATTGTTGTAATAAAGGTGTGAAATCACCAGAGGTAATTTCTACGTTTATAGCTTCTAACCAGTCAGTTGGTAAAGATAAATATTGACCATCGGCAGTAGCAGTTGCTCTAACTACCATATCTTTGGTTCTTAATCTTCTGTTAAGTTCACCTTCGGTAGCATCAATAAAAAAATCCAATTTAGAAGTCAAATCACTTCTATTTAAAAAATCTGCTATCTGTGTTTTTAAATCATCGTAAGTCATACTTTACCTTGCCAAGTTCTGAAAAGTTTATTGTTGGGATCATTCAACCATTTTTTCCATTTGGCTTTATCGTTTGCCCAACCTTCTCGTATAGCTTTTTGATATATTACCATAGGTACTTCCGCAACATGACGTAATTCTTTACCTGGTTTTAATTCTTGTAAGTCTTTAACGTGCTTCAAAATTGGAGCTACGTTTTGTTGAGTGTGATAAACAAACTTATCATCTTCTGTAGCGAACTCGCTAACAAAGTTTGTTCTAGTGTCTATTACTGTTCTTCTTGCCATCTTAAAAAAGAGGGGTGATTACTCACCCCCCTTAATTAAACTTATGATGTAGATAAGTCGTAAACAGCTCCATGAGCAGCTTCGTTGCTCACTTCAAGGCCGAATTCAACTACTAGCATTTTAGTTTCAGCATCACCAATAGTTGAGATGTCAATAGTTTCAAAATCTCTAAGATAAGAAACTTTTGCGTACTCAGGATCTAATAGTAAGGCAGTTCTAGCTCTACTTCTGTTTGAAGGAACTACTTGTAGTTCTCCAAAATCACCAGAGTAGATAGATACAGACGCTTCAATAGTGTTTGCATCTACAAACTGTCTAGCTGAACTTCTACCAGTAAAACCAGATACAACTGATTTCACATGAGGGCCAACAACTAATAATGAAGGCTCACCACCATTAGTGAAACAAGACTGTTGCACAGTCTTAACAAGAGCTTCAGTAATAGCTCTTTGCGTTCCATTAGTAGTAGCAGCACCACTTCCACCATAAACACCATTAGTACCAATAGACTTGTTAGTAGTGATCCAAGTTTCTAAACCACCTGTTTGTCTAGCAGTAGTAGCGTTACCAGTATTTTTAGCATTGTTTTGAGTTAAGGCTTCTTCCATATCTCTTTTCAACGCTTTAGCCATAAGAGCTAATTGGTGCGCCATTTCACTTCTTTTACCAGCAGCATCAGAAGCGTTTTGTGAACCAGTAACAGTCGCATCTCTGCTTGAGATTTGACAGACGTTACTTACTCTAGTTGTAGCAGTCGAAGCTGCTCTTGAAAGTTCAAAACCTTCAAGTTTCCCAGTTGCACTTGCAGCAGGCAAAGATTCAGTTTGCCAATCGAATTGCACGTTTTTTACATTGTTTTTTCCAATGGCACTCATTACAGGAGTTGCTGTAGGAGAGATGTTATAAATAACATCACTTAATTGTTCTCTGTCAGCAGTCGCAGTATAAGTATCAAAGGCATTTGTGACTTTAGCCATGTTTATATACTCCTCTAGCTTTCGCTAGAAATTAAATTAATTGTTCAAATACTTTAGCTGCATCTTGGATTTTTCCAGATTTAGCTAATTTCTGTTTTGACTTTTTCAAAGGAGTTGTTTTTCTAACTTGATTGGCAGTACCAGGTCTAGCTACTCTGGCTGGTGCTTTCTGTGTTGGTTTCTTCTTTGTTGCTTTGATAGTTTTATCATGCAACCAAGAATTTCTTAAACCTAACAAAATGCGATAGTCATAAACTTGATCCATTTCTTGTGGCGTGAATCCTAAAACATTTATGGCGTAATCCCTAATCGCTATCTTTTCAGAATTAGCTTTTTCGGCATCTTTCCACTCAGGAACTTTTTCCAATAACTGCTGGTTGCCAAACTCAACAAATTCTTTAACTTGTTTCTGCTGTTCAGCAAGTTCCTCATCTTTGATTCTTTGCTGTTCAGCTTGAGCTGCTTCCAGACGTTTTTGTTTTTCGTTCCAAACGTCTTTTTCACGAACATAAGCAATAGGATCTTCGTCATATATAGCTTTCCAATCTGGTTCTTCACCTAACTCAGCTTTTAAATTAGCTTCAAGTTTCGGTAACAAATCCTTATAAATGTCATCCTTTTGCCTTAACTCTGCTTGTTGGCTTTCAATCTCTTTACGTTGATTAGCCAATTCTTGAGTCTTGCGTGTATAGTCTTGCTGACGACTGTAGCCGTTTTGGAGTTCTTCGAGTGTGACCTCTACTTCAACGCCATTTTGTTTAATGGTATAAAGTTGAGGTTGCTCGTCATCCAAAAGCTCTACTTGATCTTCTTGTGACTCATCTTGATCTTCTTCAAGATATTCTTCTTCTGTTTCTTCAACTTCTTCGGCAGCTTCGAGTTCCATTTCTGGTTCTTCAATAACTTCCTCAATATCTTCTACAGATTCTTCGACAGCTTCAACAACTTCTTCTACTGGTGCTTCTTCTTCAGGAGTCAGTAAGTTAGAAAATGCTTTTTCTGCCTGTTCTAAATTATTTTGTAATGCAGTCGGTTTTTCCGTTATTGCCATGTTTTTACCTCTTTGTGTAAATAATGTTTGAATTTTACTCTAAAAGACCAGGAAAGCTCAACAATTATTATCTTGTTATGCTTCTTATCTTGTCTAATTGAGTCTTAGTTATTCTGCCTTTTTCAATAATAATCCTAAGATGTTTTTCTACTTCAGGCAAAATTCTGATTGCTTTGTGTAAATCTTCTCTAAAGCTGCTATCAGCTTCAGAGGAGTTTTCCCACTTTTGCAAATATTCTTCTTTGAGGTTAGCAACAGCTTTTTTAAATATATCGCTATTTAAAATAACTTCTGCTTCGTTGGCTTCTAATACTTCTTTTTGTGAGGGCATAATTTATGAGATGGCTTGATAAATAATTTCTTGGAGTAGAAATCCTGTAACACCTACAAATACAGTAAGCACAAATATCAGGGTGTTTCTAAGTGTTTTGTTAAGAGTTTTATCAACTGAGGTAATAGCATTTTCAATAGCATCCAAACGTCTATAGTTTTCTTTCCAGCGTTGTTCACAAGCAGCTTCGTGCGAGCTTAAACGCTTATCTACTTCTGCTACTGTTGCTTTTCCCATTAATAACTCCAAACAGTCGGTCTTGGTCTTTCTTCCGAATGATCTGCAATATCCAGGTGAATAAACCTACTATTGCCTTTTTGATTAACACCAATACCTGTAAAACCATATTCTTGTGCATGATTGATAATTTTATATGCTTCTGTACCACGACACAATATATCGACTGCAAGACCTGTAGTATGTGTACCAGGCTTAGATTTTTTTGCTTCGATTGGATGCTCTGGACAACGATAGCCAGAACTGACTACAAAAGAAAAATTTAAAAAAGTTCTAAGAGCTTGCAGTCTATTGAGTAATTCTTCTTTAATACCTTCCTTGCCACAATGCTGACAAGCAAATTCTTCTGGCTTAAAGTTTTTATATAATTCCCAGTTCATCTTCAAATAATACTTTTTCAGCCATGTAGTATTCACCTACGACTATTAAATCTTTGTTCATTTGTTTTGCTTTACGTTCGGCTTCGGCAAAGTCATTGGCATAAACCAATGGGCCTTCAAATATCCTAACGCTCTTATCGGATAAGACTGCTGGTATTTCTGTCATAAAAACCATATCAAGGTTTTAGTACGTCTTTAACATTTTCTTCTCGCATATTGTTACGAGCAACACCTTTCCATTTTTCAGCAGTTCTTAAACCACCAAGACCAAGTAAAGATAAAGTCAAAGTCATTAGTCCTTCGGTATTAATTATTGGGGGTTGAATTGATGAGCCTGTAACAACTACTATCCAATTCAGTAAAGGTGCTAAAAAGAATTGCCAAGCTAGACCTAATGCACAAATCCAAAGGATTGCAGGTCTGCTTCCTGAAACAAAAATACTAGGGTGTTTTGCTTGTTCTAAATTTATGTCTGCTTGTGCTTTTTGCAAATCAATCATTTGCGATTTGATACTGGCTTCTAGTTCCATACGTTTGTTTTTATCAGGTATGGCTTTACCAATCAGATCACTAATGGGTTTAAAAAATTTATCAATCATCTTCTTTGCCCTCTAATATATTTTTAAGTTTCATAGCTTTCTCATGTGCTGAGTCAGCGTGTAAATCTTTATCAACTATCTTCTCCAATTTTAAACTCTCTATCTTGGTATTGCTAATGTAACGCCAAGTATAACCATCTTTTGAATATACACCAAAAACAGTAGTACCCATGCCTATTTTAATTATCATGGCTTGTTCGCCATCGAGTAAGACTTTATCGCCTTCGTTGAATTGTGAGTTTAGTTTGAATTTAAGACCTTTGATAAAAGAAACAGAATAGTCTTTGAGAGCAAGTCCACCTAAGACACTTGCTAATAATAGAGATGCTTCAACATAATATTGCTCAAAGTCCACTTGTCTTAACCATGAGTTTTTTGCACCTCAAACTCAGCAGTTAGACTAGCTCCTTTATGTGGTTTGAATTTGCCCTCATGCTTCATCAATTTATAAGTCTTGCCAGACTTCATAAAGTGATAGCCTTTAGGTGCTTTTAGTTTTTTCTTCATTTCTTTTTCTTTTTAGCTTTTAACTTTTTAAAATCAGCACCAGTAATTTTATTACGAGGTTTAGCTACTCTAGCTAACTTCTTTTGTTTTGGAGAATATTTGCTGTAGGGCATGATTAATACCTCTTTTTAGTTTTAGGTTTAGTTTTTGATTTTTTAGTTTTTTTCTTTTTTGAATGATACATAGTTATTTCTTTTTGCGTTTTGGTCTGAGTAAATCTGCATCGGCTTTTCTCGCACCACCTTTGCCTGTAGCAAAAGATCGTACTCTGCCTGCTGCCCATTGATGTGCAGATACACCTGGTCGAGATCCTGAAGAATAATAAGCTCCAAGACCTCGTTTATAAACTTTTGCTAAAGTGCCTTTGGAAATACCACTAGACTTAGCATATTTATCTATAGTCGCTTGCTTACTTCCTGCCACTTTTACTTCTCTGTTTAGATATTCTGTTCATCATAGCTGGGGTTAATTTACCTTGTTTGTATAGTTTAGCAGTTCTTTTTATTTCTTTCTCCCTTGCCTTTGGGTTCTTTGCACCAGCAACATACTTCTTAGGTACGCCACCTTTAGTCTTTGGTACTTTCTTAAACTTTCTCACCACTTCACCTTATCTGCCCAATACGCTGCGGACATTTTGCCTTTAGCAATATTTTTTGCGTGTCTGGCTTTGAAAGATTTTCTACGAGCTTTCTGTTTTGCCGACTCACCAGCTTTCGGTTTGCCTGCGGTTTTTACGCCTTGTTGTCCAAAACGAATGGTTTTAACTTTGTCGCCTTGTTTGGCAACCACAATATGTGATTTGGTTTTGTGTCCTGGCGTTCTTTTCGGTTTGTTGTAACCAGCTACACCAGCTCGTTTTAATCTTGAATCTTTCATTAGTGTAAAGTCGTTTCCTTAATTAAAAATATTTCTGTATCTTCGCTTATTTTATCCTTAAATAAAAATTGCATAAATGATTTTGCTTGTTCAAAACTACGAGCTTTGATGTCTGTGCCGATATAAACGTGTTCTCCAACCACACATTCCAAATGGTATAACTTAATTGGAGAAGTTGAAGTCATCCTTAAACAACCCCTGTGATTGAGTTTTTGCTATCTGTCGGATAGTTTCTCGGTCACGTTCCATTAACGCATTGATTTCTGCAATATCAATCTGTGTGCCATATTTACCAGCTAGTTCCGCAGCTTTCAATCTTATATCAGCTTCGGCTTCATCACGCTGTCTATCATCATCCATAATGATTTTCATACGATCTGTTTCGGCATCAATGACAGCTTTTTGTGCTTGCACTTGTGCTTTTTGGATTTCCGCTTGTGCTAATAAAGTAGCTGGATCAGGTTTATCTTCTTGTGGTTGCGGTGGCATTGGTGGCACTTGCGTATTGATAAAACTTTGGGCATCTTTAAAACCAGCCATTTCAATCATCTTGGTAAGAGTGTTTGAGTATTGTTGTAAATTAACCAAAGGATTGTTTGGGCCTAGCTGTTGTAAGATTTGTTCTTGCTTGCCTGCTAAGTTATTTAAAACTGCCATACGTTCATCATCGCTGTTTTTCGAGATTGCGACATTGACACTAACATCTTTATCGGAATCCCAGTAACGAGGATCAACAGGTACGAATTCGTTATTCAGTCTAAACATATCTTGTCCTTCTTGGTGTTTGATAACCAAGTTATTGACTAGGCTAAAGAGTTCTTTCATACCACCTTCAGCAAAATGACGACAAATCAATTCAACTCTGCCTTGCGCTCCAGACATAGTAGCCGATACTGCAGCTTTCGTGGTGCTTTGTAGTGCTTCGGCATTGAGTCCAGCACTTGCTTTAGAAACTCCAGTACGATTTTCTTTCGCTTCGTCTAAATATCCTAGAACTGGAAAGGCTTCTTTACCGACAAAAGGTACTGAGAAAGGTTGCACCATACCAGGCGCACGCATACGAATTGGCTGTCCAATATCGGTATTTAGTACATCGTCAATATTAACTTGTCCTTCAACCACACCCATTCTTGGGAAAATTGCATGACCTAAAGAATCTAAAGTATCACGCATGATTTGTGATTTAGCTCTTTGAATTGGAATTACATAGTCTGCTGGACATGAGCCAATTGCAGTATGTGGCTCTGGATCTGGACAAAACATGACAATCGGTAAATCATCCCATTGTTCAACATTGATTACATTAATCCCTTCGCCTGCGGTACAAACTCTAATTCTTTCGTCTATGCCATCGCCATCTAAGTCATAAAATAAATAATGTTCAACGTATAAAACATTCTTGTTGCCATAACCACCACGATCGGTATAAACATTATCATCATAAGGATTACGAGCTTCCAGTTCGTCATAAACATCAGCGTCTAAAGCCGAGCCTGAACCTGCATATTGTTCCATTTCTTCTCGGTCGTACCCCATAGCCACCAAGTCGCTGACAGTTTTTACCATGCGATGAGCGACATAAGGCGCTTCATAAATATTTCTCGCATTACGAGAAATTAAAACTTCTTCTGGGGGTACGGATTCAATGCAAACTTGATTTTTTTTCTTGACTCGTCTAATCGTAACATCGTAACTGGCAGGGGTTTCTTGCGTAACTTCTTCGCCAGTCGTAGGATCAAGCATCGTCATGGTTTGCATTTCAACTTTCTCTTTGACGATTTCTACATCGGCATCCATAACCAAAGCCATGTACGCTTCTGGTGTTAAGTTGGTGTATTCGTGCGTGGCAGCTGAAATACTGTCATCCCAAAATGCTTTGACAAAGCCAGACTTTCTGACAAGGGCATCTTTGAACGCATCGTAGAGAACTTTAAAACCAGGATTCTTTTCTTGAATAATATAATTTACATAACTGGTTTGTTGTTCAGCAAAAGGTATGTCCTCAACATTACGAGGTACAAACTCAACGACTTTCTTCGTGCCAAAAAACGTACGCATGATTGAGGGCAACATAAATAAAATAGAATCTCGAACATCGGTAGAAATAAACTCCGACTGTAGGGAGCTATTTGCTTCTGGTTCGTTGCCTAAATAATATTCTGTGGCTTCTGCTCTCGACTCACCGATTTGGTCGATGTAGTCTTTGGCATCATCCATTTCGGATTTTAAGATGCTCTGTAATTCTTGCGTGTCGATTACTTCGTCTTGATTTTCTTCTTTAGCTTTATCGTTTTCCATTGATTAACCTATGCGTATAATTTTAGATTTTAAAGGTTGCCTAAAATTATACCCCATAAACGACATACTGCCACTAAAGGAAGCAGCCGAACTTGCCATCGTTAGTGAGAGCGCATCGGCTTTGTCTGGCGATTTGATACCACGCTTTCGCATTTCTTCTTTACTTTCGAGTTTTATTTTTCCAGATGAGGTATATTTGTAGATAGGCGCAGCTAATTCAGAAACAAGCTCATCATCATTAGGAAGTCTGCAATCACGCTGCGCCAACCAATCTTTTATCCCAAACCACAACTCAGCTCGGAGATTTAAGTAATTTTTTTTCGTAGCTGGAGCTTCGGCAACATTGATCCCACGCACAGGCAAGTTCTGTTCGGCTAGTCTATCGACTACGCCAGAACCCAAACCAATGACATCAATCAAGATTTCTTGTGGGCGTTCTAAAGCGGTGCAATCATCGTATTTGTTTTTAATCGCACCACATAACTGCATCAAGTCCATAGATTGAAAAGATTTCATTTCTAAAACTGTATTACCTTGACGCACGCAGAGGGCAGAATTGTCGCCACCATAACGTGCAACATCTAATCCCCAAATAATCGGTGCGCTTGCGGATAAAGCTACGTCACGATCTATAGCTGCTTTGATTAATTCCATTGGAATTACTGTGTCATCGTCAGCACGAGGGAATTCGCCCAGTACTTCCACTCGTGCGACTGTTGAATCTTCGCCATATTGTTCGAGCATTTGTTGGAACAGCTCTTTATCTGTGCCTTCGACTGTGCGTGAGTCGATTTGTTCTTGATTCCAGTACGAGCGTTTGCTGTGAAAAGAATCGTAAAATGGGCCAGTATTCCTTCTAGGGTTAGAAAACGTGAACCAATACCTATCAGCTGTTGGTTCTGAGAAAAACCCCTCAGAAACGCTGTAAATCGGTGCTGGGATACCTGATGCTTCATCCATAATCAAACAAACTCCGTAACTTGAGTGAATTCCAGCAAATGCGTCTGGATTTTCTTCACTCCAAAGCTGCGCTTGTGCGTAGTAATAGCCAGTATCTATCTTTAAATCACGAATTAAAGCTTCTTCAAACCATTGTGCTGGTCTGATAGTGGTAGCGGTTTTGTTAAACCAATGAGAATTTATGGCTAAAGTTAGCCATTTTCCTAATTCTGCCCAGGTTCTTGAGCGTAATTGCTGTTCGGTGTTTGCTGTTACGATTATGGTTGAGCCTAAGCGTGTCGAAAGCATCCAAAGTATTAACCAAGACACCAAAGCGGATTTTCCAATACCACGACCACTAGCTACAGCCAGACGGAACATTTCTGGTAAATCTACGCTTTGATTTCTTTGTATGTGTATTCCAATATCTCGCAAAATTTTTTCTTGCCACTTACGAGGGCCAGTAAAGTTTTCGAGGGGGGTGCCTTCTTTGCCCCACTCAAAGACGAATTTCACAAAGTTTAGTGGATCATCTTTGATATTCATTGACCATAGTTCGGTCATTAGTTCTTTTTCTGCTTCTACACCATATTTCATAAAATTAAAAAAAAATTAGTTCATTAGTTACATGGACAGTGCCACGCCGCCTGGCTCGAAAGGGGGGCTTTTGCGATTTGGTCGAGCGATGAAGCGGAGAAAAAGAAACTTCATCGCTCTAGGATTCTGATTTACTTTTGGAAGGAGAGAGAGATTCAGAACCATTATTTTTATCTGTGCCTTTGTTATCTAAGAAGATGCCCTTGCCTTTGTCTATTGATTCATCAAGGCGTTTAGCAGTTTGAGTTGTATCTCCCATTCGATTACGAGCAGAATTGATAACGTGACTTAAATTTATTGTGTGATTGGTTTCTAAAATGTTTCTGTCTTTCCAGTTGTCGGGATCTCTATTTTTTAAAAAGAATATAGCGGAAGTTTCTTTTCCTTCTAAAGCATTATCAAACAGTTTAGAACTTACTTGTGCGATTGCTTTCGCTCTCCCTTTTTCTAGTGCGTTCTTTATGCTTTTAATATGTTTCTTCCTGGTAAGCGTTGAAGGATTAATCCCTAAACTAGCGCATATTTGACGCTCATTAAGACCCATTCCAGCTAAACGCTCTATTTCATTATGATCTAAATTAATCGCTTTCCTTCCTGGTTTTTTCTTTTCCATGCAAGGTATTTTAATCTTTTTATGTCATTTATTCACTAAATAGCTTATTTATTACTTATATATAAACTGTAGAAAAATGTTATTTAATGCTTGAATGTGATATTGATATATGTAAAAATCCATGTATTGATTAATAATTAAAGGAGAATTATCAATGAGTAAAACTAAACAAGCAATATATGAGATGCTAACAGAATCAACTGGAAAGCATTTTTTAGATAGTGGCGGAGATGAAGGAAGGCACTGGCAAAGCAATCAAAAGAAAACTATTGAGGATTTTGAAAATGAGCCAGATATCATAATTGAAGATGTGGAAACAGATTATCCTTATAGAGTTTTATCTGTCTATCATCATCTATCTGATAACTTAGCTTATTTAGAAGATGAAACTAAATACTTTAATGAGTGGATAGAGCAAGAAGGCAGAGATAATGTTTTGTATGATGCAAAAGATTATTTGGAAGAGTTTTTTGGTTATGATACGCAAGTAATAAATACTTTTAATGAGGAGTGCGACTTAACTCAGACCATTCAATTTGTAGGTGGCAAGATATTTGAAGATGATGTAATCGCTTTATCTATTCACAATGGTGCGGATGTTCGTGGCGGATATACAAACTATCGTTTATTTAAAATAATAGATGAAGATTTCTATCGCTGGCACGAACCAAGTGACGAAATAAAAGAAAGAATAAGCGAGGAAGTAGCTTAAATGCTACTTCCTTTTTTTAGAGGAGAAATAACCATGAGCTTAGAAAACTTAAACACCATAGAAGCAAAATACGATACAACTATTATTTGGGATATAAAAGATATTGCCAAAAGAAAACAATTCAAGATTAAAGATATTAAAAAAGTATATGTTGGAAAATGGGCAAGACTTTTTATTGAGTTAAAAAATGGCGAAACCATTATAGAGGATGCTGATACAGACAATATTACAGATTTTAAATGGTCGTTACATGATTCTTTTTTAGATGCTGATTGTAATGTATTAGATGAACAAGAACATTGTTAAACCAAAAGGAAAAATAACCATGTATAACTTATTGATCAACTACATTGATGCCAAAGACAAGCAAGAGCTATCTTTTGGGCAACACTTCAACATAAAAGGCAGCGAAGTTATTAGACTGCTTAACACTTATAAACCAAACAAATTCAAAGGCGTAGAGCGTTTTATATTTGATATTCAAAGAATTAAGGAGAAGTAAAAATGAAAACAATAATTAAAGAACTCACAATTTATGATTATGAAGATTTAAAAAAAGGAGAAAATTATGTTAAAAAAAATACCTGAAGATAAGTCTTATGAATACAAAGGCTACAAAATTGAAAGAAGATATCATGGTTCATTTAGAAGAAATTTATGGCTCATAGATGAAGTAGATTTAGATGGCAGAGAATGGATGAAAGACTATTTGCGTGATGATTGTTGCGAAACTGATATGATTTTTATTGATAATGGCTCTTACGAAGGTAAAAAATATTATCTATTAGAAAGTTTTGGCGCTTGTAAAGCGTTCATATCACAAATTTTATTAAACGAAGATTGGAGTTAAGGAGAAATAACCATGAATAAAGACTATTTAGACAGTCTTAACAAAGATCAATTAGAGACTCGCATATACGACCTGGAAAATGAATTGCGCCAAGAATGGTATCAAGAAAAGATAATGTCTTTTAAAACCGCAAGGAAACTAGAAGGAGAGGTTGCATACTGCAAGGCACTACTAGAAAACTTTAAACCAGTAGAGAATGACTTTGACAGAGAAATCAGACTTAACCCAAACTTTAACCAAAAGGAGAAGGAATAATGAGTAGATGTCAATTATGCAAAAATCCAGTTGATGAAATATCAACGCAAGAGCAAGCAGGTTTTAAGTTGTGCATGGATTGTGCTTATAACTATTCAGATAAAGATCTTACAGAGATTATGATTGAGGATGAGGAAATATGAGTGAACGAAGCAAAAATCAAACTATGGATTTTGAATTTATAAATGAACTAGAAGATTTGCTACTTAAATATTATCCAGGCGGAGAACCTGAAATCTATTCAAAGTGGAGTGAAGATTATAATAATGAAGTTGAAATAAAAATTTTCTGTTATCCGAAACTAAAGGAGAAAGCATGAGTAGAAATTATCTAGTACAAGCTCATTTAGAGTATTTAGTCGAAGAAGGTTTGAAAAAAGGACTAACCGAAAAACAAGCCATTGACTATGCAAACAATATATTTTTTTCAAAAGGAGAGTAACCATGAATAAAGCCAAACAATTAGCCAATTTAAAAACCGCTAGACTAAAGGCCAAGACCTTGCATAACAAAAAACAATTTATGTTAAAAATCTTAGAGTTAGGTAAAATAGAGCAATAAAAGAATTAGAAGCAGCGGCAATACCCCCTAGATAATTCTCCCTTTGTCGCTGCTTCGCTAACAAGATGCAAAGATCGAAAACCCAAACCCCACGCCCAATACCAGTAAAAAAGAAAACTTCGCAATCCAGGAAGAATAGAATTAAATCTTCCTCACTCAACAAGAACCAAAGAAGGCAACGAGGAAAGAATCTTAAACTAAGTGGTCGTTAAGCAGCTTTCCCAAACCTACTAACAAAATATGCTTACGCTTGCGTGAGTGCTGCTTAATCCTTTTCATCCCCCTACGCTCGTCCCCCTCAAGCACTAACCAAATCACGTTCAGATCTACTAGCTCATACACTCGCTTTGCTACCAACTTGCTCGATAACCCACTCATACTCGCTAAATAACTGAAACTATCAGGACACGACCAATTCCCATACTTATTAAACCGCTCCACTATGCAATACAATACTAACTTGCCACTACTGCTAATATCTTTTCTCCCCAACTGCGCTCGATACCACTTCCAACATACTTGCTTCATGCGAGAATAATCGTTCTTATACTTCCCCACTAACGCTATGCGAATCTCTGCCGATTCGCTCTCACGCTCCACATCTATGCTTTTAAGCCACCAATATTCTTGCTCCACTCTCTCTCCTCACACACTTAAAAAAAATAAGCAAAAAGCCACTCGGCTTTTGCTTATTTTTAATAGTATATTGTATATAGTATATGAAGGATGATGCCATCCTCGTTCATAGGAAGGCATAGTCCTTATGGTCGGTATTATGGGGTACTCAATCACGCTTCTTTTTTTCCTGCTTTTTGCCCATACCGACAGTTCATTCTATTTCCAAATCGGTAAATAATCCGCCTTGATCTTGTATTCTTTGCCTGGCAATTTCAATATATTCTGCGTTCAATTCGATTAAAACTGCCTTACGATTATGATTACTAGCGACAATGCCTGTCGTACCACTCCCACCAAAAGGATCTAAAACTGTGCCATTTTCTGGACAACCAGCTAACACACAAGGCTCGATTAAATCCATTGGAAAAGTTGCGAAGTGTGCGCCTTTAAATGGTTTAGTGGAAACTGTCCAGACTGAGCGTTTGTTTCTTTTGGGATTAGCACCTATCTTTTGTAAATTTTTAGAATAAACACCATCTACTGCCTTTATGCTTTTTGGTGTATTCGTGCCATCAGGAAACTTTGCATCTTCCTTTATCGCTTCATTATCAAAATAATATTTAGGACTCTTACTTAATAAAAATATGTATTCGTGTGCTTTGGTACAACGATCTTTTACGCTCTCTGGCATAGGATTAGGTTTGTGCCAGATAATATCTTGTCTGAGATACCAACCATCTTGCTGTAAAGCAAACGCTACTCTAAATGGTATGCCAACTAAGTCTTTAGACTTTAAGCCTGGTATTTTATAACTTAAAGAAAATTTTTGACCAGCTCTGCCATCTTTGTATTTAGGATCTATAAATTCTTTTTTATGATTCGTACCGCAATAACTATCTCCTAAATTAAGCCAAACTGTGCCATCGTCTCGCAAAACTCGTTTAACTTCTCTGAATACTTCTACTAGGTTATCAACAAATTCTTCTGGTGTATCTTCCATGCCAAGTTGTTTGTCTTTTCTGATTGCACCGCATTTAGAACATACTTTTTGATGTTGAAAGTTTTGCGTTCCAGCAGATGTACGTTGTTTTTTTGAATCTACGCCACCGCCTTGTTTTGCTCTATCAATGTGATCGCAATTAGGATTACCGCCTTCCCATTCTGCTGTGCCATAATCCCTCAAACCCCAATAAGGCGGACTTGTAATACAGGTATTAATTGATTGATCTGGTAATTCTTTTAACTTATCTAAGCAATTACCTTGTAGTATCTTTATCATTTCTTTTCTCCTTCTTTTTACCAAATATTCTCTCAAATTCTTCGTCAAATTTCTTCTTGTTGAATGGTCTTACATCGCTCCCTTTAGACATTCTCTACCTCGTATCTTAATTTTCTTAAAAACCAATCCGCCTTTTCCAAATCCTCTAAGCCGTTCTTTTTCTCATACCGCCATAAATATTTAATAATACTGGCTTTGAGATACCCTCTAAATTGCTCTGGACTAAGACTGCTTTTGATAGCATCAATACACTCAACACCACCAAACTTATAATGTTCTGGATCAATCTTGCTCATCTTTCTTTTTCTTAGGATACGCTTTCCAAAGCGCTTCGTTATATTCTTGCTCCGCCTTGCGATTCTTTTTCTTTCTTCTTCTGATAAAGCTCATAACTTAACCGCCAGGATTGTCAAAATAGAAATCAAAAGTATGTTGCTCATTAGTAGTAATAAACCTAACAATGTGTGATACCAAATCCAGCGAGTAGCATAAGCGTTTTTTATGGATAAGTCGTTTGGATCGTATTCTTCTTTATTCATAGTTGCATATTATTTAAAATGTGAGCAATAACTTCAACTGTCCACCCATTACCAAGCATCTTATATCTTTGCGTATTCGATACATGGTTTGTGTAATTATCTGGAACTGTCTGCAATCTTTCACACTCCAAAGGCGTGAGCTTACGCCAACTTAGTTCCTCATTAACCACTACGCTATCTTTTTGCACAGTCGTCAAGCTATTAGACTTACCACTTTGATTCAACTCTAACTTTTGCTCTGTCGTACCGTCTTCTTTGTATCTACCTCGCCAGGCGCCAGATACAACTTTAGGCTTAGTTTCTACAAGTTTTTCTGCATGAGCGGATGTAAGCGTTGGCGATTTACCTTCTTGGCTATACACCCTTTGCGT